GTCACTGACGATGACCTCGATGACCTCCTGGCGGAGCTTGCGTCGTCGGCCGTCGTCTCTAGCCGAAAATGATCGCCCGGGGCCGGCGGGGCGCTCCTTTTGCGCCTAGATGCTGCTGTTGAGCAGCGTGATGACGATGTCAAGGCGCTGGGTACCTGACGGCATCACTCCGGTCAAGACGAACCCGAGTCCGGAGCGGACGCCTGGGGTTGTCTGGGTGATGTCGACGATCTGGGAGAAGTGGTAGCTGGTGCTGTTCAGGTCACCAGCCTGTGGTGCAATCTCCTTAGATCCGATACCTCCACCTTGCCAGAACTGTGCCTTTGTGCTGGTGGTACTACAGTTCACTGGCGTCGACACATTCATGTCTGGCGCATTGCTGGTCGCAACGGTGCCGACCATGTAGTAGTCGATCTTGAACAATCCATCAGTCACCCACGGTGGGAAGATGATGGAGTTGGCCGCGTACGGCGCCAGCGCACCGACCTGGATGTACGTACCCAGGTTGCTGCCGGGCTGGCGTACCAAACCATTCTGTGTGTAGAACGGATTGCCGACGGCGACAAGACTTGCGCCAGTGAGCGTGTAGTGGTCCGTGAGGGTGGACGAACCTCCGAGTGGAAGCAGCTTGGGCTTGAAGAACTCCAGCTCGAAGCTGATCCACAGCTCACCCAACGTTTGTCCGTCTGCTGCGTTCTGGCAGCCCTGTACGGCAAAGTTGAAGTTCCCGAGGTCGTACATCCTCAGGTCCCCGGTTGACACTGGTCCTGTGCGGACGTACAGGAGGTCAATCGGTGTTTGGCTGCGCTTGCACTCGATCGGGTGCAGCATGCTGCAGCTGGGCTTGGTCGACGTGGCGAACTCGTAGTTCTCCATCGTTCGCTTGTCCTCGAACGGCTCGTCCAGAGCGTTGTACTGGGTCGCGAAGATCACGGTACCTAACGCACTGGATGCTCCCGAGGAGAGCACCGCGTCGGAGCTCATGGACTTGTACTCCATGACCATCCCTCGGATCTCGAACTGCTCGAACGAGTCGGCGATCTGCGATGCAAGCGGGAAGGTGCTCAGGAGCCCCGGGTTGATGGGGAGTACGTTGTTGACGAAGCCATTCGACGCCACGATGTCCTGGATGTACTCGCGATGTCTCATCACGAAGCCACCAGACTTGGTGTTGCGAATGATCGGCGGGTCACCACCGAGCTTGGGGATGAACGAGTTGTTCTCCACTCGGTAGTCGCCGAAACCTGTCAACCCCTTGATGACCAGGGGCAGGCCGTGGGTCAGCAAGCCGCTCATCAGGCCGGCCATGGGGTCCGCCTGTGCGTAGTCACCGTAGCCCTTAAGGCCAGACCGAGCCTTTGGCGTTCGGTAGTAACTGACCTTGGCCTTGGGTGCCGGGCGTGCAGCTCGTGCTGCCGCCTGCCGCTTGGCGTATGCGGCCTTCTGCGCTGGAGTGTACTCCTTCTTTGCAGGTCTCGCGTCCATGTTGGTACGCGGTGGTCTGTCTACTTGGCGGGCAGACTTGTCCAAGTGAAAATTAATACCGGACTGTGGTGGTACACAGTCACACGTGGGCGTGGTTGGTGTTAGGGACCCCTGTGGGGTCTGTCTCGCCAAGCTGGATGCCCGGCCCTTCGGGCCGGGCCTCTTGCGCTTGACGGCTGTCACCTTTGCATCCTAGACCGGTGCCCTTCGGGACCAGCGGTGCATGACAGGGGCGCGGATTAATTTCGGCGCCGGCGGATTCTGCGCGGCATGGTGCTCGGGCGGCGGGGCACCCTGCGCGCCTGTGTGGCGGGCATTAATTACCGGCGGCGACAAGTCTGCGCGGCCTGGTGGTTATCGAGGAGGCTGCGGCCTTGACGGCCATTGACCGTCCGCCGGGCGGGACCGTCGGCCGGTTGCTGTCCGTCGGCGGTGGCAGGGGGAGATAATTAGTGGCGTGGCGGATTATCTCCCGTGGGCGTGGCCACGTCTCCTCGGCGCTAGCGGGTTGGCTAGCAGCCGGGCTGCGCCCGGCCTGCCTGACGCGGGGGGTCAGCGCAGTTTACTCCGTTGGAGTTTTGTTTGTGTCGCCATGATATGGCGACCCGCTCGTTGTGCTTCACCCTCAACAACCATACGGCTGTCGAGGTCGCACACCTCGCGACGATGCCCGGACTCATCCGGTTCATCTGTTGGGGTGTTGAGATCGCCGCGTCAGGGACGCCGCACCTCCAGGGGTACCTGGAGCTTAGCAAGCCTTGTCGGCTTGCGGCGATCAAGAAGCTTGGCCCAGGCTTTGATCGTGCGCACTTCGAAGCTCGTCGAGGCAAGCGCGATGATGCTCGCGACTACTGCGCTAAAGGCAGTCAGCCACACGACGAGTGGAAAGAGCTTAAGACCAAAGGCCCGAACTACGGCCTGCTGGCCGAGTTCATCTCCTACGGAGACTGGGAAGCTGGCGGCCAGGGCTGTCGCCCTGACTTGGGTAAGGTCCGGTCTCTTGCATGCGCCGAAGGGATGCGCGGGGTCACCCTTACGTGCAACATGCAACAGATCCGCGTGGCTGAAAAGTTCCTTTCGTACCACGAGGAGGGCCGTACCTGGAAACCTTCGGTTATGTGGTTGTGGGGTCCCACTGGGACTGGCAAGACCCAGTGTGCTCACTGGCTCTTGGGCGGGTTGGACTTCTTTGTCAAGAGCAACGGAACTAAGTGGTGGGATGGTTATGACGGGCACGAGGGAGTCATCATCGATGACTTCCGCGACTCCTGGTGGGAGCTCACGGAGACCCTCGGCCTGTTGGACCGTTACACCAAGCCGGTGGAGACTAAGGGCGGGTGGCGGCAGTTCCTGCCTAAGGTGATCGTGGTCACCTCCGCTAAGTCTCCTGAGGCTTGCTACGCGTCGTCCGGAGAGGACCTTGGTCAGCTCCTCAGACGGATTGACGTTGTAACGAAGTTCCGTAACGAAGTCGGGGGGGGTAATACTGGCGCCCCCCCGACCTTTCTTGGCTACGCAAGTCCAACACCGCTTGAGGCTTCGCCTCTTGTCGTCACTGACGATGACCTCGATGACCTCCTGGCGGAGCTTGCGTCGTCGGCCGTCGTCTCTAGCCGAAAATGATCGCCCGGGGCCGGCGGGGCGCTCCTTTTGCGCCTAGATGCTGCTGTTG